GATGCCAGACTTCAAAACGTATCAAGAAAGGGACGATTGGTTCTGTGAACATGCCGAATACTTTACTCTCGTCAAGAAGGACGGTGTCGGGCATTATACGAGGGATGAATGTAAATCCCTTGCGGAAGTTGAGGCGCTTGCCAAAACTAAAATAGCCGTAGGCGGTGGGAGGTATTTGATATACGCCGTCGTCGGCCAACAGTCAGCCTTGGTAAAGGCTGTAAAATGAAGGAAACATGATGGCGGTATGCAATGCCCTTATCCATGAGTTTGTCCCCTCTGAAATGCCTTTCTTTGATGAAGACGGGGACCAAATGCTTGGATATTACTACCAGTTCATTGATGAAGATGATGAACCAGTGGGCCAATTGATTGGGCCCTATTCATATGAGGAACTGGCTGAAAAGGCCGCATCAAGAGCGTTCAAATCCAAAGACTTTTGATTTCCTGTTGCGGTGTCAAAAGTTTACGCATAGTTTGGACCCGAGGCCGCAGTGACGGTGAGATCAGTTACAGCCGCGCGACGTCAACGGGTGAATAAATCAAGGGTAGGTTCTGTGGTCACTGTTGGCCCTCCGGGTTTGACTTCACAGTGAAACCTACCAAGGCGTCGGTTCGCGCATTTATGATGGGTTCGGTCCTTTCACCATTATAAGTGCAGCAGAAGGTGGCCACTGAGGTTTGGGATTCTCCTCCTGTTTCCTCAGTGGCCATTTTTGTGCATTAGGCCGCTGGAGGATGAACCTCCGTGTCTACCGCAGAGAGCGCAGTATTGATGCTCTGTGCAGTGGTCACAGCCTGATCCAACGCTGCCTGTTGCTCTGGCGTTAAGCCAGCAGGCGGAATGTTTTTGATCTGGGCAAGCAAAGTTTCGACGTCAGTCTTCACTGCCGCCACTTTGGTAAGCGTATCTGCTTGCGCTGCCGCAAGGTCATCAAAACTGGACATGAGCCAATTCACCTTTCGTTCGATGCGGCGAAGGATGTGCCCTCGTCGCTTCCGTTGGAACCAATCCCACATAATGGGGTCCTCCTTTTGGAGAACTCTCAACTACCACAAAAGTATTAATCCTAATAGGAGGTTGCCTTGGACTGGCTAAAGAAAATGCAGCAAGAGCAAGAACGTACATTTGCTTCCCTCACAAATGGTGCATGTGGTTGTCACAAATGTATCAAAGAGCGCAACGAGCTTGCCGTTCACATGGTGGTGTGCCCCAACTGCGGGAACAAACGTTGCCCCAAAGCAACTAATCACAATCTTGCGTGCACAGGCTCCAATGAGCCGGGGCAGAAAGGGTCTATCTATGAATAATAATAAACGAGAATTGCAAATCATGTTGTGGTTCATGATTGCTGCCTTATTTGGCATCTTTATTGGAATCACAATTGGAAACATCCTTCTATATCAACAAATCAGATAATGTTTCTGTCCTGAGGCTTTAATCAGCCTCAGTGAGAAGCATTACGCTTCAACAGGAGGGTTGTGAGCAGGACTCTCCTGTATCAGTATGCTCATAAAAGGAAAAGACCACATGTCAAAGCTCCTCAAGGCAACCATTGCAAAGCACCGCCCCCACATCACTGCTCGCTTGACCGAGGCGAACGGCTATGACGAAGCGAAGCACATTCACACCGGCGATCTGCACCGGGCTGGCCTGATCAACGATCAGGAAAAAGCCGACCTCGATGATTGCGTGGATAACCTCAATCGTGGCGGCTCGGCGTTGGCCGGTGCCCTGACTGACATCATGTCGGGCGAACTGACCATGGGAAAGGCGAATGACGACGAGTTCATCAAGACCCTGATGGATTTCGATGGTCAGGCTGACTCGGATGAAGGTGAGGATGACGGTGATGCCGTTGACGACCTCAGCGATTCCGATGAAGAAGTGACCGCCTGATATTTCTAGGCAGTTAAAGGATACTGGGGATGAGCAATCATCCCCAGTTTTTCTTTAGTCAATTTTCTAACTGGTGAAACCATGAAACCAACACAATGGCCTATGTGTGACTGCAAAATCCTATACACGACTTTTGTCGTTGCGATAGAAAATTGGGAATGTCACTATCCAGATATGTCGCGATACAACGTATTTGAATACGTAGGTTGTAGGATTGAATCGCTTGTGTTTACAGATAATAGTAAAAAATTTGTAGGTGTGCCCTCTAAAGAGGTGGAGCAACGTTTTAACATGTTGGCTGGGCCATACTGGAAAACTATCTTGAAAGCATGGGAGTTAAAGAATGATCGGCAACGTGATTGATAGACGCAAGAAGCCCTACGTATGGAAAAATGTCACGGCCATCATGGAACCAACATGGCATGACAATTCCTGTACAGGTGCCGATAAGGCTGAACAGGGAAAAGGTGAGGGGGTTGGTTATCAAGAATTCGCTGATATAAGCGTGTCGCTGGCAATGCTGACTGCTTATAAGATGGATTTCATGGTTACCGTCTTCCTGTATGATCTTGGCGATGGCATCAGTGAGGTACCTGCCAACACGTGGACCAAAAAGAGGAATAAATGAGCAAGGTTGAAATGCCTTATGATGAATGGCTCAGAGCCTGTCTCAATTGGGATAGATTTTTAAAAATTAAAAAGAAATTTTGTAATCGGCCAACCTTTGATAACGGATTAGATGAATTTACGGGACACGATGTTTGGGCTGTTTACTATTCGGACATCAACAGTAACAAGGTGATGATTGACGCACATGCGGTGCCGAAGTACAGAATGCTTCAAAGCCCGCACTTCAAAACATTGTTAAAGGCTTATGAGATAAAACATGGCCCGGTTCGCAGGTTAAGCAGGTACTTGACATCTGGGGCTGCCCCCGGCGTATAAAAGTGGAGCCGCCCTGTATTCAGCAGGAGCGGCTCCGATCCAGATCTTGATGACAGCAAGGAACTGGAAAAGCCCGGCAGGGCAGAGGCCTAGATAAGCCAAAACCCGCCAGAGGTCAAATCGGCAAGCTTGCTAGACCCGGCCTTAGGCCGATTGAGTCCTCCATCAACAAACCACCTGAAGACGGAGCACGGGTATCTTTTGCTCGCGCAAAGCTATCCAAGGAAGCGTGAAACACTTCTACGGGTACAGAGGCAGGGACTTTCCGTACCGGGTCAGTTGCAGGTTATTGGGCTGATCCATACCATGGACTTCTAAGGGAAGCATCTACGTGAGTAGAGGCAATATACACTAGAAGGTTAGCTTCTAGCCCGACCGTGCGGCACACGTTAAAATGTATCCATGGAAGTACGTGCTATATAACCGTCGCAACCGCATGGTATAGGCAGCTATACCCGACATTGCGGAAAGCGGAACTATGCCTAAACCATTAAATTAGACAATTTATAGACTACAATAAGAAGCGTAGAAGGAAGCTTCCTCATGCCTAAGATAGATAGAAGTCTCTTGAATGAAGCTACGATAGGCTTAGTAGGAGGTATTTCCTATACACACAAATCCCATCGTGAAGAACAGCAAAAACTGAGGAAAACGGCTGGAATTACCAAGGGGCAGTGGAAACGTTTTCAAATCAGTATCAAGAGGAGGAAACCTTTCACCTTTGTTCAATACATCAAGACTTCTGAGGTAGCAGCCAAGAAGCTAGAAGTGATGCGTGACTTCCACGATAGCCCACACCTGATGACACTTCTTAAGGCTATAGAAGCAAGGGAGGGTTCTGATGACTAAGGACGAAATTGAGCGTTATTGGCGGCCTGTACGGGATGGTATGCTGTTTCGTAAAATGTTCGACCGCCACGCCATGCCTTCTAGGGCTAGGGCCATTAAAAGCCTTCTTGGCCGTGATCCCTTTATTGATGCCAATAATATGGAACTGGATGACAAATTGCGGGCACAATTGATTGGTTTGGCAGGTCCACATGCTGAAGTGTTCCTCAAAATCATCTTGATCAAGCAGGTGGCAAATGACCAGTGACGAGTTCAACAAGTATTGGAAGCCTGTTAGGGACAGTGGTTTGTTTGGCCCTGCCTTGTACAGTTGGGAAACCAAGAGGGGGCCTTTGGTGAGGGCTAGGGAGCTTAGGATATTTCTTGGTATGAACCCTGACATGTCAACCATGGAGCAAAAGCTGACTGACGAACTAAAAAGCAAACTTATAGCTCTGGTTGGCCCGCACGGGGCAACGATCAAGCGTATGATGGAGATCAGAAATGGGCTTGTTACAGAAATTGGCTTACCACCTTACGATAAAGCCTCGGTTGAATGAGTTGAGACGGCTCCTGCCAGATGCATCCATCCACCCTGCCGGATCACGGTATGTATGCTCACCCCCGCCCATGTTCACGGATATTGATTTCTTGGTCTACACTGAGGATTGTGTGCAGACTGGGCTAACCTTGATAAGGAATGGATACAAGAAGTCTGAAATCAAGGATTATAGTAACTTGTTTATAGTCGGTGATTTCGACGCATGGCGTAAGGGCAAGGTCAATCTGATTATTACTTCTTCAATCAAGTATGCTGAAAATTTCCATACAGCCACATACCTATGCAAGTTGCACAACGTGAGGGTCAAGTCTGACCGAATACTCATCCATGAGACTTTACGTGGAAACAAATCTTTTCTGATTGGCAGCCATTGGTTCCCTAAAAACTTTGATACTTTCTTGAAAAGGTTCAATGGTGAGCATGGCCATGCCGTCCACATGGCCTACAGGGCCAGACATGGATTGAAGCTATGATGAAACGGATGAAACGTTGGTCAGTAGAAGATCTTGAATTGTGGTTCCCCGCAAAACGTAAATGCTTTGGGAACGGAAGTGGGCATATCAAACCACTGAAACTGCTTATTGGTTTGGACCCTGACATCCGTCTTCAAGAACAATCATTGACTGAGAAACAAAGACAACTGCTCAAGGCGTTGACAGGTCCGCACTCTGAAACAATCAAACGTATGTTGAAGGTTAAACATGACAGATAAAGAATTTACAGAAATTTTCTTTCCAGCAGTCAAAAATCTGTTAATGCAATTAAAGGACACAAACAAGCCGGGCGCTGTCCTGAAGATTGTAGATGAAGTCATAGGGACAGGAGCCCATGAAAAGCAAGCTCTATCAAAAGAACAAAGAGCAAGATTACAAGCATTGTCAGGTGACAATTGGCAAACCATGCTTGCTGCTATGAGAGCAAAGGATAAAGAAAATGGAACAATGTTACAAGAGGTTGGGGAAAGCGATCAAGGAATCAAGACTTGAAATAGGTATGAGACAGGAGGACCTTGCTAAGAAAGCCAAAATGAGCCGCCCGGCACTTGCCAACATAGAGGCTGGGAGGCAACGCATCGCACTTCATGACATCTTCAAACTTGAAAAAATATTTGGAGTGCGCAACATGTTAATCAACATAGCCCGTGGAAGGAACACTCTGTGAAAACTAAACCTGAGCCGTTCAAATTAACGGATGCTGATGGCCCACATCTGAACAAACTTAAGAAATTGAGTCAGAACCAATACGATCTATTGCTGAATTCTGAAGTCACACCACGCATGACCTATGACGAATTGGTATTTCACTTTGGCGTGCCAGTAGGCACTGTCAAATCCCGCCTTTACCGTGCCAAACAGAGGATCATCAAGTTCAGGAAATGGGCTAATGAAGAAGCGATCAAAGAATCAAACCAAATTGAGTCCGCACACACCGAAAGCCAGTGACTTCAAAGTGCCATGGTGGTCGTGTTTGCTTGGTGACTTCCGGGCATGGCGACGTGCTAGGCTGGCTCGCAAGGAGGCACTCAAGGAGTTCAAAAGCCAGAAGTGGGTAGCCACTGTTGTCGTATGGTCCAAACGTGGGGGTCATCCTTGGATACCTTCATACTTCCAGTTATATGAGGAAGCAGGGAAGCGTAAATATACCTTTGTAAAAGGGGCTGTCTCTAATCACGCTGACAGCTACGCTCAGTTCCAAAAATGGGTGTTGCCGTGGACTTATGGGAACGTATCAAACAGTGATATAAGGCGGATCGCTGAATTGAGTGAAAAAACACCAACTCAAGATTAAGTTTTAGGGGTGTCGTCTAGTTGGTCCAAGACTGCGGCTTTTGATGCCGCCATCGGGAGTTCGAATCTCTCCACCCCCACCACTTACAAAGGACTCATGAAATGAGCAAACCAGTTCCGATAAGAATAAGGACAGGTGCCAAACCAAATCGACACAACAGAGGCAACGCTTGGCGCATCACCGGGGACATGCGTGACCGCACCGAGACTTTGAGCTGGGGCCGCTGGCACGATTTCTCGGCGGTCTCTCATGTGATCCGGAAGGCGGTCAAGTCTGGCCGCGCCTTGGTGATGATATCAGGCAAGAAAGATAAGAAATTTTGGCGCAAAGTCCAACGCAGGATTGAGCGTTTAGCTCCGTAGGAGAAAAACATGGTGAAACGCACTCAAAAGGAATTTGAGCCATGACGATCCCCACCCCACCCGAGTTGCTGAAGCTGGCCGATGAACTGCGCATATACACAGATTTGGCCGTTATCCCGCCCGGCGTAAGGGCGTCGATGATTGAATCTTCCCACGCCCTCCGCCACTCCGCCTCTGCGTCCACCGCAGGAAGGGGAGAGGTGGTGGCGTACTGTGGCTGGCATCCAAAGCACGGCTACGCTTTGCAGACATGCGGCTATGACGAACAGCACACAACATCGTTGCTGATGCAAACCGATATTGCTGGCAATCACGGTTGGTCAGTTCGACCCCTCTACGCCTCCCCGCCAGCAGCGGAAACGGCGGGGGTGGAGGCAATCCATGAGGCTTGCGAAAAGTGCCCAAACACCGGCTGGTGTTGGGGAAGTGGCGCATGTCAAAACACCGGAACGCCACTCGCCACCCTCGACGATACGTCGGCCCCTGTGGTGGGTGGTGGGCTCTTGCTTATGCAGGCGCGGTATGTGCTGAAGAACCTGCACGTCGAGCGTCCCGATTGCGGCTATGACAAACTTGCAGCGGCTTGCGAAAGCGCTGCCCTCGCCGCGCAAGGGAAAGCGGACGCCGGGAGGAGGTGGGATCAAGGCAAGCACGAGGGATGCGGCAAGTGCGAGTCTGCGCCCACATGACCCTCAACAAGTTCACCAAAGGGAAGTTGGACAAATGGAAAAAATAAAACAATGGGATGAATTTATCCTGAAACGCACACAAGATGCTTACTTGTGGTTATTTGACAGGACGGGGGTGTATGCAGGGACCGTCGCAGTCACTGCATTCCTCGCAGGTGAGATGTTTGATAATTTAGATGACAAAGCATTCACTGGTCTGACCATGTTCAATATTGGGCTCAATGGAGCAAATTGTATCTTCCGTTGTGTGTTGCAAAACTCCGAAAAATACGAAATATACAATACCATTGCACGCGGTTGGTCATCTTCAGTAATGCGAATTGTGATATGTGTGTCTTTTCTGGCAATAGCCATTGTTGAAACAGCAAGTGGACAATACTTCAGTGCAATTTCCTGTATGCTGAATATACTCTTTTTCAACTATGCTTTGTCATGGCAGATCAGGAAGCGTGAGCCACCGGAGAAAATGGTTTTCGCACCACAGAGCCAAAGCCTGTGACCAAAGATCAAATCCTAGCGGCGTTGCCGGGCCTATCCCATGAAGATCAGGCCGTTATTGCCTCCGTGGCCAGCCACCTTTGCAAAGGCCGTACAGGGGCTATTGGCCAGCCCGCCACCCAACTAGGGGCAACAGTTTATGAGGCACTAGGGGCGGCCTTAGCGTCACCTGTGCCCTATGCCACGTTTGCGGCAAGCAAGTGGGGGCGGGCATTTGATGCCAAGGTACTACCCCTCGGCAAATGGTTTGACAGCAAGTTGCCGGGTTGGGACAAAAACAAAGTAGGGCAAATGGCCCTACTCCGTATGCTGTTTGAACTCCTCTCCCAAGATCTGTTAAAACGCAGTGTTCCAACCAACATGGGAACTATGGTGAGCAATCTTGGCCAAATACCTCGCATCTTTGATCAAGCGTTCCCTAACTACATTGAGTCTGGTTTGGGACCGTTCATTCTTAAGAAATTCGGCATGTGATGCTGGTTTCCACAGTTGGGATAAAGGGGCAGTAGACGTTTACGGACATACTGTTTTCACTTGTGCGGCATGTAAAGGGACTTATGTCCTGTGTAAGGAAAATTACCATGACAGAAAAATTACCTGAAAGGGTAAAACAGCATTGGGGCTTTGATCCCAATGAACGTATCACTGTTCTAGGGAATGATTATTCCTATGAAGGATACATTGTTGCGTGCTTTAAGAAGAGGCGTGGCGGCACCAGATACGTGGTTGAGGATGATAATGGGAGATTGTTCATTCACAACAGTAGGCAGTTGGGTATCGCATCATGAGCAAATTGCAAGACGAGCAGACTAACATATCTCATTTTAGTGACGTCCTGACACGAGTTGATTTCCCGAACTTCTATTTTGTAGTCGGTGTCGTCAACGGCAACTATTACATGCAAATAGAATGTAATGACAAATGTAACGTGACAGATGCTGATATTAGATGGAAGTCCCGTAAATGGAATTTGTCAATCCACATGACTGATGGCGAAATTGTCCAAACTGCATTCAAAGCGGTCCTCACCGCACTTGAGCATGAGGCACGGGAGAAATTCACCTACCGGGATGTCGCCGTATTTGACTCACACTATGACATTGAGAAGTTGGTAGAGTTGCGGAAACGACCTGACAGTATTAAAGGGCGCAATTAACTCCGTGTAGCGCAGTCCGGTTAGCGTACCTGATTTGGAGTCAGGGGGTCGCAGGTTCAAATCCTGCCACGGAGACCAGCATCACAAGGGTATCACATGGCTGTAAGCCTCTCGGCGCTACAAGAAAACTTCGTGACTTTATTGGCATATGACGACAAGAATTGTGTGCTCATACGCAACGTCATTGAGCCAGAGTTTTGGGGTGGTCCATACGCGCTGATAGCACGGCGCATCTATGAGTACATAGATCGATACAAAAAGGCTCCCAAGGATCACATTGCTGACCTGTTGGCGGATAAGCTTGATGAAAAGAACAAGCGTGAGGCTGGCCTATACGAGGATATTCTCTTAGGCATCAAAGACCTGCATGACGGCATCAACACTGATTATGTGATGTCCCAACTTGAGAAATTCATCACACGGCAATCAATGCGCTCTATAGCGATAGACCTAGCCAAAGCTCTGCAAAAGGATACGGATGAGTCTCTCGATGAGGCAATGGCCCTGCTTGCAGGAGCAAAGAATCAACAACTATCGGTTTTCGATTCCGGCCTCCGACTAAGCAATAAAGACCGTGTTCTAGATTTCCTTGATCAGCAAGTGAACTGTTTTCCAACTGGCATACCCGAATTTGATAAACGTGGGTTTGGACCGACCAGAAAAGAACTATGGCTATACATAGCAGCCGCAAAGCGTGGTAAAACATGGATGTTGATCCAGTTGGCCAAAATGGCGATGGTTCACAGGCTCCGTGTGTGTCACATTTCACTTGAAATGTCTGAGGAAAGGTCGGCACAGAGATATATGCAAGCGTTGTTTGCACTATCTAAACGTAAAGAAAAAAAGATAGTTACCAAATTTGACCGTGACCAATTGGGCCGATTGGTTGGGTTTAACGAAAAGGAAATGGTGCCCAAGCTGTCAATGGACGACCCCAAGATCAGGGCAAAGCTTGAACATCGTATTTCTAAATTTGGCCCCCGCTTACTGGACAATGTAATTGTCAAACAGTTCCCAACCGGCTCACTTACAGTCAGGCAATTAGAAGCCTATTTGGACGGTCTTGAGAGTAATGAAAGATTTATACCTGATCTTCTTATTATTGACTATCCTGATCTTATGAAAATTGACAAGAACAATTACCGCCTCAGTATTGACGAAATTTATAAGGAACTGCGTGGTATGGGGGTTACCCGGAACATGGCTGTGGCCGTTGTCAGCCAGAGTAATCGGGCCAATGCCAAGGCTAAGCATGTAGGGTCAGATAGCGTTGCTGAGGCTTACAGCAAGGTGGCCCATGCGGATTGCATCATCACCTACAATCAGACAGTTGCTGAGCACAAGATGGGGTTGGCGCGCTTGTTCGTATCAGGTGGACGCAATGACGAGGACCAGATAACTCTCTGCGTCTCACAAAACTATGCGATGGGTATATTCGCCGTGGATTCTATCTTGATGACTGGGGCAAGTTATTGGCCAAACATACCAGAGGTAGGTCGTGATGGCGAAGCTGAGGAACCATGAAACGGGTCAGACTAAAGTTGCGGATGCGTTCAGTTATACTGATTCCGTCCGAATGTAAGCGCCCCAAGGAGTACATGGATTTACGGCATTGGTGGTTGCATGAATTGCGACAACTCAGAGCCAAACGGAAGTATGCCGGTATTGGAAAAAAAGAAGTAAAAATAGCTCAAAAAGAGCTGGCAAGGTTGAGGAAAGATTACAAATGACTGAAACAGGGAATAAATTCAAAGCGGGTGACAGGGTTTACCTGAAGTCTGGTTCACCAAGGATGGTGATTATTTCCATCAATGGGGAAAATTGCCGTTGCATATGGATTATGTATGGGTCAGACAGGCTTAATGATGCTGAAATCCCAGCTCTAGCCTTGAGGTTAGCATGACTGAAGAAGCACCGAAGCCAAAAATGACGGCACGCGATAAGGCCGAGCTGATGCTCAAGATGACACGTGAGTCTGAACGGGTAGCACGACGTGTAGGCGCTGAGGCTTGCATCGTCATTTGTGTGTTCAGGGATGGCAATCAACTCACCATTCAGGACGCTGGCAAGTTCGTCATGCCACCCCCTCACTTATACAACACTATGATCCAAGCCCATGAAAATGGTCAGCTTGGAAAAGGACCGCGATCCAAGCTGGTTAAACCACACTAGCAGTTGCGACAAATTCTAGGCGGTGGTGGTATTGACGGC